CCACGGAACAGTGCCTTTTAGTGCGGGTGAGGTATATCTTCTTGACGTAGGTAATATTCATGCGTATTATAATAAAAGTAATGAAGATAGATATCATATAATAATACATGGAAATTATAAATCTAACAAACAATGGAAAAAATTAGTTGAAAACAGCTACAAGAAAAATGGGATTAAATAAAAACTATATTGTTGGATTATACGATGATAGTGATAGTATACCAAATCCTAACGCAGCACAAAGATCAAAAGAATTAACAGAATTTTTTACCAGATTTAAGTATTTTGGTCCTATAGTTTACGGGAAAACTGTTAATGAAGTACTAGATAAAGCATTAACTTACGAAGTTGATTATTGTATTGTTCAATGTGTTGGTCATATTATAAAAGAGTATGAGTTTTTTAGGCTTCTAGAGTCTTGGATGAATAAATATAATTTTTTTATTACAGGACATATAATGGATAAACAAAGTAAAAACTCGGCTCATCCAAAAGGAAATGGGTATTATGGGTTACATAAGCAATGTTTGCTAGTTAATCTAAATTATTATAAAAAATTTGATCGCCCTGTTTATGGGAAAAAAGAAGATTCTGAAGAAACAATTGTTACAAAAGCTATTAGGCATGTAAGAGATATACATGATGACTATACTCCACTAGCTCTAAAACCAACAGAAGAAACTGTTGTATGTACACCTTTAGTAGATGGCTGGAATTTTATTAATAAAAGTTTAGAAAATGGTTTGCTTGTTTACAACTTTTTACCAAAAATTAGAGAAACAAAACAATATGTATATCCTAATAAAAGTGCGGAAGAACTAAATAAACAGCTTTCTTGGATTAGAGAAATAGTAGATTATGCCCCTACTTGTGTGTTTTTCTGGAATACAGAGGGGTATTGGGATGTAAAATACGTAAAACTACAAAAACCAATAGATAAGCTATACTCCGTAGCTGCTGCTTTTAAACCTAATTTTTTACTTAATGTTTTTGGATTTCATGAAAATACTGAAGTTATCTATTATGATTATAGTAAACAAGCTCTTGCCTTTAAAAAATTATTACTTCAACACTGGGATGGAGAAAACTATCCAGAGTTTCTAAATTGGGCTAAAAGTAAGTGGGCTATTAATGAAACAGCAGGTCAATCAACTGAAAATGAAACTTATCAAGATTTATGGCAAAACGAAATAAAATTGTGGAAATCAGAACAAAATATTAAAGAACACTGGCAAGCATATAAAAAATTAAAACATACGTTTATACATACCGACATTTGTAAAACACCTGAAAAAATAACTTCTCAAATTACTGGAAAAGATACAGAATTGATATGGTGGAGTAATGTATTTCATACAGTAAATGCTCATTATGTTAGGGGTTTACAAGGGGTAAAAAATTGCTATAATGAGTGGTTAAAACAAATAAATAATAAAAACTCAAATATTTATATTATGGGAAAAGATTATTTAAATCGTCCTGTTGAGGGAGGGACTTTAAAGGAGTACATAGATGAACAAAGACCTTTTGAAAACATTTAAATCAGAAGAAGATTTAAGACACTATTTGAAAGTAAATGGAATGAGCGGAAAAGCTTTAGATAAATGGGTAAATGAGTGGAAAAATCCCTCTCCTAAAGATTTTAGTACAAAAACTGTTAAAACAACTATGATCAGTACAAGTGAAGATGAAACTGTGGAAAGCAAAAACGAGAATTAAAGGAGATTTTTCTTTTGTTAATTCTTTAATATATCGCGATCATACAGACTATGATTTAAAAGGTGTTGTCGATGCTATTTCTGTAAAAAGTGCTACAGGAAGTGTCTATGATTTTTATAGGGATAGTCTTTTAGAAAACCCAATAAATTTTAAATATACAAAATTGTATCATCAATTTAAGGTTAAAAAACTTATAGATTCTTTTGAACTAGAAAAAACTAGAATCAGAATACATCGACAACTTCCTACTTATCAAACAAAATTACATGTAGATGAGCAAAATACTAAAGTTAAAACTAAAGAAGACGTTAGGCTTAGAATCTTTACTGCTTTAACTTCTTCTAAAGATTTCATATATGAATTTAAATCTGGAAAAGATTATTGCATACATAGTTTAAAACAGGGAGAGAGTCTTGTTTTTGACCCAGATGAAGTAGAGCACGGAACAAAAAATCTATCAGAAACAGAAATTAGATATTCTTTAGTACAGATAGTAAAACCAAATGATTGGTTAAAATCATTTATAAATAATAAACAAGAAATTATATTGTGATATGAATATAGATTTTGGAACAGCTTTTCATAAACCAAATGGAAATGCAACAAAAGTAACTTTAAATGAATTTAGAGATATTTTATATCTACATATAAGAGAGTATTCTATGGATGGAGATACTGGACACTGGTTTCCTACTAAAACAGGATATGCTTTTCCAGCTGACGAAATATCATCACTAATCTCTTTACTTGAAAAAGCAGAAGAGATTATTAATAATCGTTATAAACACTCCTATCAGTTAGAATTTAACTTTGGAGAAGAGTATGAGTATTAAAGCCTGGAGCAATGAACAGGAAGATGAATTAATTTTATTATATACTATTGAGGGTAAAAAAGATGTACATAATCTTGCCAACCACTTTGGAAAAGGGTATCGTAGTGTTATAAGTAAATTAGTTCAATTAAAAATTTACGAAAAACCAGAATTAGAAGAAGAGAATAAAGGTCAAACAGTAAAAGTTATGTTAAGAGATCTTGAAGAACTTTTAGAAATTCAAATTCAAGGTACAAACCTTAATAAAAAAGAAAATTTAAACACATTACTTAATGCAGTAAAGGTAAAAATTAATGCCTGAGTATAATTATATGTATGGAAAAGAAGCATTTAACTATAATAAAGCAGCGTTTGATTACGATAGAGAAAAAGAAGATTGGGATTCTTTTCTAGTAAGAAAAGAATCTGAAAGAAATTCTAAATCTAATAAAATCGTGTCAGACGCTGTAAATCATCCAGCACATTATAATAAAGGAATTGAAACTAGTGAATATATTAAATCTTGGGAAATGAATTGGAATCAAGGTAATGTTATTAAGTATGTTACTCGGTATAATCTAAAAAACACAGATGTAAATCTTCAGATACAAGATCTACAAAAAGCTCGTTGGTATTTAGAAGATTTAATAAAAGAATTGGAAAGAAAAAATCCGTATTAAATGGAAAAAATTGAATCTCTTATTAATAAATTAACAATTACATGGATTCCTTCTCTTAATTGTAATTTCTCTTGCTCGTATTGTAGTCCTAATTTTCATCAAAAAAATGCTTACTCTCCTTCATTGCAAGACTTAGAGAAAATATTCCATGCTTTAAAAGTATTTTTTTCTAAAGATAAAGATACAACTATTTGGTTTACTGGCGGAGAACCTTCTAACATTGCCCATCTGCCTGATTTTGTAAATTTAATTAAAGATAAAAATATTGAAATTGGTTTAAATTCAAATGGTTCGGCATCTTTTAACTACTACGATAATCTTCTTCAAAATGTAGATTCAGTTAACTTTTCTGTTCATTTTGATTTTATAAAGTATAAAGCATATTTTAAAAAGTTAATGCGCCTATATGAAAAGTATGAACAGAAAATATCATTTTCTGTCATGGTAGATAAAAGACATTTTGATGACGTAGAGAAAACCTGTGCTTTATTAAAAAAATATAAGATTAAACACAGTATTATTAAAATAAGAGGGAGAGGTTCTTTTAGTCAATATTCTAAAGAAGAAATAGATTTCATTAACCAGTATAAAAGTGTTGGACGTCCTGATACTGTAAAAGTTAATGGTAAAAACTACACTGATTATACATTTTCAAACTCATTTACTTCTTACAATAATTTTAAAGATTGGAAATGTTATGTACCCCAACAGCACTTATACGTAGCAGGATCTAAACTTTATGCAGGTATGTGTCAAAGAAAATACTATGGTGATTTACTAGAAGATGTTATTAAACCAATAGATAACTATGTTATTTGTGATGGTAGGAAATGCCAGTGTATTGGAGATCTAAGAGCGTCAAAAGAAAAGGTTGTTGAAAATAAAATCCCTATTAATTTTTAAAAAAATTCTTGCTAATGCCCTTCAAATCTGCTATTATTAAACTTCATTAAAGAGGATTAATGATGAACTACACCGAGCTGAAGAACTTCGTTCTTGAACATTCCCACAAATATTATGATTTATCAGCGCCAAGCATCTCCGATGCTGAGTGGGATAAGGCTTATGACAAGCTTGAAGCAATGGAACAAGCGCAAGGATGGAAAGACTCGGATTCCCCTACTTTAAAAGTGGGCGGAGCTTCTGGTAAGATACGTCACCCGTATGCCCTTTATTCACTAAGAAAAGTATATGACAAAAACGAAATTGAGGAGTGGATGGATGTTCGCACGCCAAAAATTGATGGAACTAATCTTACTCTTATTTACAAGCGTGGAAAACTCCATTTGGCGCTCACTCGCGGGAATGGAGATCGAGGCGATGATGTTACCGCGCTCGCACAAGAAATCAGCAACATTCCAAAGCGAATCTCTACCGACCATTTGCACGTAGTTATCAATGGCGAATGTGTTACAAATAATAATGTTGAAAACTTTCGCAATTATGTTAGCGGCGCGCTAGGGCTAAAATCTCCTAAAGAATTTCGTGAAAGATCTATTCAGTTTATTGCTCACGATATTCTATCTTGGAATATGAGCTATCTCAACAAGATAGAAATTCTTAAGAATATGAACTTTTTTACAGTATTAGATGACGAAGCATGGGAATATCCTTGCGATGGGGTTGTCTATCGTTGTAACGATTGGCGTCGTTGTAATGATTTGGGATATACTTCTAAATATCCTCGTTTTGCAGTAGCGCTTAAAACTCGGGAAATTCAAACAGCGATTACCACGCTACAAGAAGTTATTTGGACAGTTGGAAGAACCGGAACAGTTAATCCAACAGGAGTAGTCTCTCCTGTTATTCTTGACGACGCTACTATTTCTCGCGTCACACTACACAATATTGAACAGATTGAAATGCACAATCTTGGGCTAGGAGACAGTATTGAGATTGAGCGGGCGGGCGGAGTTATTCCTAAATTTCTTCGCGTGATTGAGCACTCTGTACACAATTTAAAAATTAATCAACGACACGCGGAATTGGCTATTAAAGAAGCAGTAGTACGTCATGGTCCCCGACTCAGGGTAAAGTCAGGGCAAGGCTCATCACTAAAATTGCTTGAACATTTTATCGCAACTCTAAAAATTAAAGGGTTAGGTCCAGCATCTATCAAAAAGCTAGGACTAACCCATCCAATAGATCTATTTGAAGAACAACCGTGGCATAAACTCGGAGTAAACGGAGAAAAGATTGAAGAAGAGCTTGAACGAGCTAAGCTACAACCGTATTCTACAGTACTGGGCGCTCTGGGTATTCCAGGACTCGGAAGAACCGCTGCTAAACTAGTAGTGCAGCATATTCCCGAGTTTCGTTCTTTAAGAGATATTGACGTATTACCGATTAAGGGAATCGGACCTAAAACAATTGAATCAGTTTTAACCTGGCTAGATGATAACGAAGAATGGGTGATGCAACTCCCACTCCAACTAAAAGAAGAAATGTCAGTAACCGAAGTGTTACAAGACAACAAAAAAATCTGTATTACTGGTAAGATGGATATGACTCGTAATGAGTTAGCCGATCATCTTTATCAATATGGATTTAAGTCTACTTCATCAGTTACAAAAGATTGCTATGCTCTAATTGTATCGGATGATAACCAATCGTCAAAGTATAAAAAAGCACAACAGCTGGGAATAAAAATTGTCAACTACTGGCAAAATAAAAGTGCTGTACTAAATGGCGATTTTTAATAGATTTTTTATAGAACCAAGTGCATAGATACATTCATTTTAATCTTGCTTCTAATTAAAAAATCTCTTATAATCTAAACATAGTCAAGAAGACAACAACTTCTTGAATATCAACTTTAAATCTTAACTTTGTAATGAGGGAATATAAATGAGTAAGTTTGAATACACAGAAGATATGGAAGCTCGTATGCATGATGTATGTGCTTCAGGCGTCACGGAAGAAATTGTCGAAGAGCTAATGAGCGAGTTCGATTTTCCACGGCGCTCGGTTACTGCTAAGCTACGTAAGCTTGGCTTTGATGTTCCTAAGAAGCCTGGCGCTGCCCCAGTCTTCTCACAGGAAGAGACTGACGCTCTTGCAGACTATCTACAAGCCAATTCTGGCACGATGACTGCTGAAGAGATTGCTGCTGACTTTGCCGACGGTAAGTTTACAGCTCGTCAGATCAACGGTAAGGCTCTTTCCATGGAAATGACTTCACATGTAAAGCCTGCCGAGAAGAAGGTTACTCCACGTACCTACACCGCTGAAGAAGAGGCTCAGATTGAGTCACTCGTCGACGAAGGTGCTTTCCTGGAGGATATTGCTGAGAAGGTTGGTAAGCCAGTTAACTCAGTTCGCGGTAAGCTTCTTTCTATGGGCCGTCTACAAGACGTTCAACAGAAGAACAAGAAGTCCGCAAAGACAGATCCTTATGAGGGGATTGAGGATCTACTAGACCAAACTGTTGAAGAGCTTGCAGAGCACTTTGACAAGACAGTTCGCGGTGTTAAGACCGTTCTAACTCGTCGTGGTCTTTCTTGTGCTGACTACACACCAAAGTCAGTGGCTGAGTAATCTCAGACCTTCTTAACTAACTGGGGGGACAATAGTGCGCTATTGTCCCCCTATTGGTATTTAAATGGAATCTCTTAATCTATCAGAACTAGAAGATGAAACAATAGATTATATACTAGGACTATCTCCTCCTGCCAGAGCTGCTTACTTTGCAAGTTTAGTAAAATGTTTTTATCCTAAAATAGAAGTGCAATCAACAGAATGGCAGCATCTTATAGAAGCATATGCTGCTTCTTGGTATGCAGAAAAGATATATCGTTATAATCGGTTTTTTAATGAATCTTTTACTGCTGTTTATACAGAAACAGGACTAATTAGAGACATAGTTCTTGATATTTATTTTAATGATGACGATTTGATCGTTCACTAACAAACTCACCTTGCTATTTGGTTTGACCTATGTTATACTCTACAAAATGGAGGAATAAATGGCGCGACCACTAACAAAATCAACAGAAATTACAGAAGCTAAAATTCGTCAAGTTATTTGGATGCTTGAAAAAGCAAACAAGACGAAAAAAGAATGCTGTGAGCATCTTGGTATTGCTTATAATACTAAGAGACTACAAACAATTATTGATGATTTTAGGGCTAAACAAGATCGAGAAGCAAAGCTAAAAAAACTCGCTAAAACAAAAGTATTTACCGATGCTGAAAAAAATGGTATAGTTAAAAGCTATCTAAATGGAGAAACGCAAACAGCTATTGCGAGACAGTATCATGTATCTCCACAAAGAATTAAAAAGATTTTAATAGAGATGAACGTGCCAATTAGAGCACGCAGTAAAAAAGCACAACCAACCGTAGATCACGTAGTTCAAAATTTAGATATAAAGTTTAATATAGGAGATAAAGTATTTCTTCCACGTTCTAATGACTATGGCGTAATTGAACAAGTTTTTGATGAAGATTACCTAGAATATTTACGGGAACCAAGACGTCGTAAATACGTAGAGCTTCATGCTTTTGAAGCAGCTAAAAAGAAGCATGGAGAAGAATTTGAAGGAAAAGAAGATATACACTGGAATATTTACTGGGAATATGATAATGGTAGTGAGTGGAAAGAGTTTGCTATAAAAGAAAAAATTAATAAAGTTGAGTCTATAATCGAAGAAACAGGTAGGGAGTATTACCGTATCTGGATTCAAGGAGATCATGGACATTTTACTGACGAAGTCAGGCACAATCTTTATCCAGTAGTCACACAATAATGGCATTAGATTTACAAAAAATTACTCTGCGTAGATTATTGGATACGCAGAGCCATGAACTATATTCTAAGATATCTGGTGATTATTTTACCGGAATAAATCGTGTTATCTATGATAAAGTACAAACATTTTATAAAGCAAATTTACGTCTTCCTAGTATAGAAGAATTTCATATTATTCGTAAAGATGAAGTACTTCAACAATATCTTGATACAGAAATCATTTCTGAAGATAATGTAAATGAAACAATTGCTAATGAGTTTTTGCTTTCACAATTACAAGATTATTTTATTCGAGAAGAGACTATTGACTTTTTAGATAAATTTGTAGATTCTCTTGATAATTTAGAAAAAATAGAAATTGTAGATAAATTTCAATCACACTTATTACACCTTAATTCTGCAATACCTTACGATGATGAGCTTTATGATGTGGCAGAACTTGAGTTTTTTCCGTCTGAAGATGATTTTCGTATTTTTCCAACAGGATTATCTGCTGAATATGATTCTGTTAATGGGGGTTTTGCTACACAAGAACTAGTATTGTTGGGTGGTCGCCGCGGTTCTGGTAAATCTATTATCTCTTTAAACCTTGCTTTAAATAGGTTTTTAGAAGGTAATACTGTATCTTTTTTCTCAATTGAAATGCGGTACAAAGAAGTTTATGATAGAGTGCTTAGTATTATTTCTGGCGTTCCTTTCTTAGATTTATTTAGAAACAAACTTAATGATGGGCAAAAAATTCAATTAGCAGAAGCAAAGTTTAAAAACTTTTATGAAGAGTCTGATTTAGTTAAAAATCTTTTAGGAGAACTAAAACAGAAGAAAGATTTCAAAAAGTTTGAAACAAGAGTTAAAACAGAAAAACCAAAACTAAAAGATCATAGATTATTTTTAATTGATGATGAATCTCTAACTCTTAATCGAATTGATCATTATTGTAATATGTTTACAAATAAATACCCAGACTATAATATGGCAGTAGTAGACTATTTAAATATCGTAAAACACCCAGATCAAAAGAACTGGACTTCTCAAATTGAAATTGCAGATAATCTAAAATCTTTAGCGCGTAAACATGATGTGACAATGCTAACACCTTATCAAATTGATGCAACGGGAGAAGCTCGTTTCGCAAAAGGCATTTTAGATGCTGCAGACAGAGGTTTAAACTTTTTTCCACCGCCTGAGAATGAGCAACGAGAACAAGAAAGCAAACTAACAATTCATACTACTAAAATTCGTAATGGTAAACATATGAGTTTTGATGTGTATATGGATTGGAGCTGTGTTAAAATTGACCCTAATCAGTCTGCAATAATTAATGAAAAACCTCATAATTCTGTAAAATTTGGCTCTAATAAAGAAGAAGGGTCAAAAGACTTATAAAGGAAAGTACTTATGATAGCCGTTAGATATCAGACATATACTATAGAAGATAGAGTCGCAAATAAAGATTTAGATCTTCTAAAACAGTATGTAGAAGATATTAAAAAAACATATAAAGGACCTTTTGTACTAGTTACTGGAGACTCTTGGTCTGCGGGAGAATGGGATATTGATAAAGGAATAGAATGGGTAGCAGACCATTCTATTGCAAAGTATTTAGAAGATAATCACAGAATAGCTAGTTGTTGGGCAGCTAACCCAGGTCATGCAGATTTAATGAGCTTAGAACTAACCCATAGATATCACCATCTTTTTGATTATGTTGTATTTGTAAAATCTTGTTCGTCGAGAGCGTTAAGATACCTAACAGAAGAACAATTAGAGGCTATGCCTGATGCAAATATTTTCAATCAATGGACGAACCATTCAAATCTTATTTATAAAGAATTATCTTTATTACAAAATAAATTAATTTTAATAGGGGGATTAAATAAGATAAATGGAGAAGGATTAAAATTAAATACCTTTATGACTATTCCTTCTATTATGGAAGAATATGATCAAGAATATAAAGCATCAGAATGGTTTGGTGATGAAGATGCTTGGGATATATATAAAAAATACTCTAAATTTCAAAAATCATTACTAGAAGGAATGGAGCATTTTTATAAACAAAAATCTTACTTGGCTTCTAAACCAGAATTATATAGAGCGGGTAATGACAAATACCATCCTAATAGAACAATTCATAAAGATTTAGCAGATAAAATTGCTAAAGAAATTAAAAAATACCATTATTTATAAACTATGGCAGGCAAGTTAAATGGATATAATTGATATTTTAGATAAACGCGGGGTTAATTATCAGAAAACTAATAATCCTTTTGAGATATTAGTTAAGTGTACTTCTGGCGAGCACGAAGATAATAAGCCCAGCCTAAGTT